CCATACGACTTTCCAAGAGCTGTAAATGAGCCATCTTTGTTGATCGGAATAAGCGTTGGGGTCATGTTTTTGCCATTCCATTCAAGGATGGCGATACCCATCTGCCAATTGGCCACAGTTCGCGTATAAGCGGCTTTAGCCTTATTCATAAGGTTTCCTACCTCGATGCCATATAAAGGTCTGTAATGACCTCCTATGCCCTCAGAATAGGCACTCATGCCCAACCTGTGGGTATGCCCAATAATGCAGGATTTGCCCGTTTTGCGGGCTAAATTCAACGCAGTCATTCCAGCGTTGGGATTGGCATTGCCCTCGTCGCCATGAGCCAAGATCCAGCCTTTTTCAAATTCGTAGAATGTCTTATGAAAAGTGATGCCTAAACTATCGAAATCCATAAACTTTGCGTATTGCAACTCAGGCAAGGAAAGCATGCCCGGAACTTTTAGAAGTGTGTTGTAAAGCCTGTCAGTATGGTTCGATCTAACAATGTGCGCTTCTTTAGCATTCTCAGTTAATGACCAAAGGATGTCTTGAGTAGCTGTGCGATCTTGATCAAGGGTTTGCTGATAAGCCAAAGGTGTTTTTTCAGCCCATCGAGAAATGGTTTGAAAGTCGATCTCATCGCCAACGCATAGAACGCTGTCAAACTTTTCACGCCTTGCCAGTTTGATGACATTCTTAACGGCTGCTTCATGGTGGTAAGGAATTTGCAAATCACTTATTACTAAGTAACGCTTAATCGTCATCCTCATCGTCAGTTGGATCTATGGAAGGAATAATCCCACCATCGCCTACGATCCAATCAGGGAAAGTCTTATGTTCAGTCATAAGCCAAAAAGCGTGTTCAGGCGTAAATCCTGCTTTTCTAGCAGCTGTATAACAGGTATGCAAAGCCAAGTAATGTTGATCGATCTTACTTAATGGCTCAGGAGATTGGCGAACGACGCGACGATTGATCTTTTTGCGTTTGATAGGTTTTCGAGTGTTCGCCATAATTAAAATTATGACTTACTGATTAAGACAAACAGATCATCAACACGCTGTTCAAGTCGAGAACTTTGTAGTTCTAATCTTGAAATGGTGTCCTTGATGCTTGAGCCTCCATTGGGCTTAAGTTCGGCTAGATAGGATTTAATAACCCAGCGTAGACCCACCAATAAACTTGTTAATACGGCGCATACGCCAACGGCGATAGCAACCCAATCGTTGGCTGTCATTTGCCATCAATACCATAATCAACTTCTTTTGCAGAAGTAGGATCAATGGCTTTGATAACAGGAGCAATAATTGCACCAAGCAAAATTGCGTATTCAGGCTTCATATCTCCCACAATGGCAAGAGCCACAGTTATTCCAGAAGCTGCAACAGCTCTTAGGTATGACTTAATTGCTGCTTTGTGTTTGTTAGATAGTTTCATTTTGCTCCTATGGTCGGGCAACAGCCATTACCAATGAGTAACTTCTGCGCTTTAGATATACGCCTTCACCATTGGATTGACTGCCACTTTTGTCTGCTGATGTATTGCCTTCGATAACCTGCAAATACTTTAGAGCTGTATTGTTAAATTTAATGATGCCAACATGATCAGGCTCGGCATCTTTGTCAAACTGAAAGAATGCAATATCGCCAGCTTTAGCCTGACCAACTGGAATTAACTTATTTGTTTCTGCAAAAAATTTAAGACCATGAGCACAGCTTGCAAATCCTTTTTTAGATTGTGATCTAACCTTGCCACCAAGTCCTGCTTTGTCATAGCACCAAGATACAAACATGGCACACCAAGGCTGATTGTTTAGTTCATACCATTCGCCATACTTTGTATTATTGTTGCCAGTTTCGGTATAACCAATTTCTGCTTTAGCAATCTCAATTAGGCTTGGCATGATTAGCCAAGTATCGTTTTGAGTTCATCAGCAGTTAAACCAATGCGCTCAAGAATTGCTGTTTTAGCAGTTTCTTTTGCTTGGGCTTCTGCTTTTGCTGTTGCTGCGTTGCTCACATCTAAATCCATTTGTGCTAATTCCGCCGCGTTGGCATCTCTCACAATTTCTTCGCCAGTTTCACAATTAACAATTTTAACTTGCGGTGTATTTGTTTTAGCCATTATTTAACTCCGTAAAGTAGAATTGATCCAGAAGTGAAATTTCCGGTGCTTGTGTAAATAGTTAAAGAACTTATTGCACCAGTTTGGTTAAAAGCGTGAACATAACCTAACATATTTACATTAGTGCTAGTTGTTGAATTAACTCCAATTCCAAAAGTTTTTGCCGTTTTCCAAGTTGTACTATTTGTATAATTAGGTATTTCAACTTTTACTAATCCACTACCTACTGCATTATCATTGCTTGGCATTATATCCCAACCAGTATCACCAAAACTTACACCAAGTTGATTTACATCAACAAATGGGTTTGACCTGTAACGACTACCGGTATCTGCGTTAATTCTCATTCTAATAGTTGCGGCATCGGTAGCAACTAATGGATTTACAAAAACTAATTCTAAGTTGTTGTAAGTTGCAGGAATTGATGACAAAGTAACTGATGAGCCAGTTAAACTTGTGGTGCTAATTAAAGTCATACCACCTGCGGAAATTGTTGCCCATTCAGGAGCACTTGCACCAGAATTGACAGTTAATACTTGTCCTGCTGTTCCAAGTCCTAATCTAGTTTTAACATTGGCAGTTGATGAACGATAAGCAAGATCGCCAAGAGTTGTTTCAGGATTTAATGCTTTGGTAGTTGTATCAACAGATGAACCAAGCGTGCGAATAGCACTTGCGCCATCTTTAACCAGCGCGGTGTCATCTGGTGTTGTCCAGCCATAATTAGTAGTGGTTGCCATATTGTCCTATCCTCAGGCTACGATTGTAGCGTATTCCCATGTTAAAGTATTGCTTAAAGTGTTCCAAGCCTCACCGATTGGCACAGTATTCCATCGCATAGCGACTTGGCTGTAACTGACTGGTGAAAGATTTATTGTTAAAAACAGTTCATTGAACCTAGTGCTCCAACGCCAGCCCTCAACATAACCTTCAAACTCTCCGCCTGAAATCTGAGCTGGTAGATTTTGAATGTTTAATGGCTGACCCATAAAGACCCCAAGAAGGTTATCTCTATCTGAATTATCAATCTCAGGATTTGTTAATGGAAAAGTAATGCTTTGAAATACTGGTTGTGGGAACGCTCTTTGGGCAATATAGCGATCTGCCACAGCTTGAGCATCCACAGCAGAATGAATGGTTGATTGAATGCTTTCACCTTTGTAGCCATAAAGTGCAATTGATGAAGCTGATGATGCGGTTTTTTCTAAACCAAAATTTGAGCCGTAATTGATAATAATGTCATTTCTAATATCACCTGATCTAGTGATGGTTGATAAACCTGATCCTAAAGCATGGTTTGCATCAAGATCAACATAGCCATTGGTCAATAGATAATTCTGACGATGATCTGCATCTGCATAACCAATATTGCCTGCATTGTCCTCATACAAATATCCAAAGGCTGAATTGGCTATAAGGCTTGCAATGTTGTAAATAGTGTCTGGGGCTTCCGTTCCACTTCGATTTTGCATTGTGTAAAGTCCGGGCTGATCAATTTCGCCAAGTCCTTGATTTCCAGCAGTAGCCCAAGTTTCGGTTGCAGAATATGTTGCCCATGTTGTAGCTGCTGGAACATCATTCCAAGATGCCAGCAACACGCTAGAAAGAATTCCGTATATCTGATTGCCATCCTCATCTTGTGGAACTGCATCAGAATACAATTCTCTTGCTAGTTTGACCAAAGATCCCATTGCTAAGATTGTGTAATTAACGACCTTAGATACGCCTCCAAATGCTCCAACTTCAACAGTTAGATCGGTAATATCTCCACCAAATAAATTAACATAAGTTCCTGAACTGTTTTTGACTTGTAATGCAAAACTATCGTTGATTTCAAATGGCAAAGTTTGACCTGATAAAGCGACTAGGGTTACCTGCATGTAAGAAGGAGATGGTTGAGTATAAAGATCATCTCGACCAGATTGATGTTGAATATCGCTTATTGCTATGTTTGTGTAATCAGTCCCAGCAACAGTCAGTTTCCATTCAGGCGTAAAGACAGTCATCAATTACCTCGAACGCTTGTGCCGCTCAATGCTGGAATTGATCTTGCTGCGCTTTGGTTTATTACTTTAGTAACTGCTCTAGCTGCAGTTTCGCTGTCTAATGCTTGAACTGTAATGTTATTAACTGTCGTTCCGCTTGATCGACTTTCTCGAGCGTTTGGAGTTTGTGGCAATTGTGGAATGCCAGCAGCTGATGGGGCAATGTTTGGAATTGATCCGATATTTACACCCGGAATTATATTTACAACCCGAATAAGTTCATTAGCCAAGATTGTGACAAATCCAATTGCTTCTCTTAAAAATGTAATAAATCCTGAAATTATTCCTGCAACTACCGCAATTGCTTTGCCAAAACTTTCTGCACCTTTTTGAGTTTCAGCAAGTCCAGCACTTAATCCCTCATCACCAGTTAAGCCTGCAATAAAAGCGTTTAAGGTTGGAATGCCAGTATCATTTAAGAATGTAATAAACTTTTCAACCTGTGGCAATAAAGCAACTCCCAGACTTTCCTTAGCCTCATCAAATCCAACCTTTAAGCGATCAATCTTGCCTTGAAAGGTTTCAGCGTTTGCAGCTGCTGCGCCACCATAAAGATCAGATAATCTTTGTTGAACTTCGGTAAATGAAAGAGTTGAAAGTTCGGCTTTAGATAGTCCAAGTCCAAGTCTGCTTAGAGCTGTGGTATTGCCATCCTGAGCGCGACCCAAAGCATTTGCAACTGTTTCTAATTCAATTCCTTTTCCCTTAGAAATATCTAAAGCAAGGCTTAATAATCTTTGGGCTTCGCCAGTATCTTTAGTGCTGACTGCAAGTCTTTGCATTGCTGGTCTAAGTTGATCATCAGCAACGCCTGTTGCTAAAGATGTTTGAAGGATAAAATCCTCTGTTGCCTTTATTTGACCCTCAGTAGCCCCTGTGGCGGTTTTTAATGCATTGGCTAACCTTAACTGTGCCTGCTCATCCTCAATGGCTGCTTTGACCCCATCAATGGCTAATTTAGTGCCATAGGCAACGGCAGCAGCAGCAGCGACTGCAAATGCAGCAGCAGCCTTCTTTCCAAACTCGCCAATTTTATTTGCATTGGTTTCAACGGCTTTGTCAGCTTCGCCAAGTTTCTTTTTTAAATCATCAACATCTGCAAGGATCGAGAGTTTAAGCGTGCGATTACCAGTAGCCATTAGACCCATTCCTTAATAATGCGATCAAAACTTTGTTCCCATTTGTTAATCAATTCAGGCTGAATTCTGCGAAGGGTTGGATAAATGAACCATCCGCGAGATCCACGACCTTGCCGTC